CAATGCTTTCCATAAATTATAAGTGAGCTCTGCATCTCTTTCAGCGTAGGTTCCAACATACATTGCAGGAAGTTTCCATAGTTCTGACTTAGGATTTATTCCCCAGTCGTCAGCGGCATTACGTAAAGCAGTTTCTGCTTTTCCCCAGCCTACATATTCTTTTCCTAAACTGTTTAAATCATAACGAAATCTATTTTCATTTATTAAAGATGCGGCGATCATGGTATCGACTACATCTCCTTTAATTTCTATTCCCATAGACCGGATCCAACAGACATCGTACATAGCGTTGTGAAAAATTTTAAGGGAATTAGATTGACAAAGGTCCGTAAACCATTGAATTACCTTACTTTTTTCGAGGTTGTCTCCTCCTTCATGGTCGAAAGGAAAGTATCCTACAAAGCCTTCGGTAGCTACAGAGATACCCACAACTTTTCCATTTTTAATTACAGCGCCTGACCCTTTAGATTTTAAATCAGGATCATGGGTTTCTAAATCAATTGCGATTTCTTGACGATCGGTAAGATCAGGAAATTCTGTTGGTTTTACCCATTCTGTTTCAGGTTTAAAAATTAATTTGTTCATCTATTCTTTATTATCTTTAATATTAAATTTGTATTATTTTTTGATAGATAGAGAGCCGCTTTTATTATTCCCTCTAAGGTATCACCAAATTTACCGAGCCCTAGATTACAGTTACCGCAAACCCAACCTCTAAACTTTGGATCCTTACCATGTGTATGGTCTAGTTGTAATATACCTAAATTACTATGCTTCTTTTTATGGGTAAGAATTTTTGGTTTTGTTCCACAACATTCGCAGTGATCTGGTTTGGGCAAATTTTCTCGGTAAAGTTTTTCTATTATCTTAGTGTGTTTAGACTCACATTCTCTACACATAGATCTTCTTATTCTTCCACCATATATTGTTCCAAAAGCTTTAATAGGTAATTCTTTCTTACAATAAGTGCATTCTGATGTGCCATCTTTAAACTCTTGTCGAAAAACTTCATCCTTTTCATCAAATAAATTTATTTGTTGTAATCGTTCTTCAGGGGAATCTTTTTCTATTATCATATATTATAAATTGCTTTCATTACAAAATACAAAAGAATACACAAAATGGTGATAAGAAAAAGATCAGACGGCCACCATGGTTCGTGCATTATGAATAATCTCTTTCAATTATCATATCAATAAAATGTTTAGCTTTTTCTAAATCTTCCTTTCCTCCTTTATAAGGATGTCTACATATATATTTGATAACACTTCCTTCAGCAAAGAGCAATTTATTTTCATTCACAAATCTACTCGGCTGAATTTTCATTTTTTTATAATGCGTTCCACCAATTTGTTTATCGTATTCACTCATAAAGAGACAATACCATTAAACCAAATACAAATGTATAAAGACAAATGACTGTAATGGCTGTAATGTTGTTCATATCTTAAATTCTCTACTCCTATCTTTGGATCTTATTAAAAACAAATTGCGTTTGGCCCTGGTGATCCCAACATACCAGACCCTTTGTTCTTCATCCCGTTTTGTTATGGATTTTCTTACGGCCTTCATAGTATTAGTTGTTTGATTTTGCAAGATAATTACATTAGTGGCTTCTCCTCCTTTAGATCCATGGAGAGTAGTAATTTTGATTCGAGGTTTCCCTTTTAGGTTTTCTCCATTTTTTCTCATGGCTCTAATATAGGTTTTGGTTTTTGGAGTTACTTCGGTGAAAGCGTCATACCATGGAACTTTTTTGATCGTAGGGTGTAAGGTAATCAAAGAATTAAGTGTGAACATTTTATCTGTAGCTTCTTTCAATTTTAATCCTAGTCTTTCAAAGACCCTTTGGGCCTGAATGGTGTTTAATTCTCCTTTTTTCAACCATCTTTCCCAATTAATGATGTCTTGGTATAGGCTTTTACTGAGACTATATCCCTTACTGGTTTCAAAATAGATTCCACGTCTATGAAGTTGAGTAATAATAGGTCTTAAAAGATCGTTGGTTCTGGCTAAAATGTACCAATCTTCCTGGGAAAGATCGATGGCGTTGATAGAAAAATGGGTACTTACATTCCCTTCTTCAGCGGTGGAAAAATATTGTTTATCAATTCTTGCTCCTTCAATATTATCTAGTCTTTGAAGTGCTCTTCTATGGATAATTTGTGGAACGCGGTGAGATTGTTGTAGAGGAATTTCAACAGCCTCAAAATCTATAAAAAATTTAACGTCTGCTCCTGCCCATCCAAAGATTGCTTGATCATCGTCACCGGCTACATAAACATTAGAAGAATGTTCCTGTAAAACTTTGACCATTTTCCATTGAAGCGGTGAAAGATCTTGAGCTTCATCAATAAATACGACTTTAAAGAGAGGACATACTTTTTTTTCTATAAATTTAAGAATCATGTCATTAAAATCAATTAAGCCATGGTCGCGTTTGTATTCCTCTATTTTTTTATCCAATATAAAAAGTTTATCTCTTTCAATTCTTCCTAAATGTTCATTACGATCCAACTGTTCTAGGACAGGGATGTTTCTAAGTTTAGCCAGATTGATAACATTTAAATATTCACTTTTATCAGTGAAGATTCCATTAAATGCATTCTTTTCATAGGGTGCATATTTTATTCTGACTCCCGATTGTTGTCCGATAAGCTGATAATGTTCTTCTTGTAATATATTTTCTTCTTTTAAATTTAAACTACGAAAGGCTAACGAATGAAGGGTTCTAAAATACTTGATATCTTTTTTTTCTAGATCAGGTCGAGATTCTAGATACCTGTCTCTTGCTTCGTTTGCTGCCTTACGAGTAAAAGCAAAATATCCAATTTGATTTAAAGGGGTGCCCTTATCTACATATTCTTTTACAGTCTTCAAAAGAGTATCTGTTTTTCCTGTTCCTGGTGGACCTACAACTTTATAGTTCATTAAAAATTATCCTTCTTTTTCTTTTCTGTTGGATGATATTCCAGTTGATCAATATGAAGTTGTTTAAGTCTTACACATCGGATAGTTTGGCTCTTTCCAATGTTATAAGAATGACCAAATTCAGCTTTATAATCTTTCTTTAATATAATTGAGGTATCGTTGGGAGTTAAGTGCCATCGGGTAGGAAGGGTTTCCAAAAAAGCAGTCCAAAGAAAATGGTGATAACCGCCTTCGGTCCAACAAAGACCTCCTCTAATTTCTGATTTCTTGGTTGCTCTAGTACCATTAATACAAAATTCATATAAATAAGGATACAGTTGATCTTTGTATGCAGCACCTTCAGGTGGATCTATAACTGTTGGTTTTGGTATCATTACTCTATTTAAAAATTCACGATATTTTATAGGAGTCAGAGAGTCTGGCATAAAATGTGCATGGCCATAAATTGTATTTAAAAGTTTTCGTTGAGTTGGAAAGTCTTCTCGAAGCATTTCACATTCTGCAGGTTCTCCGTCAGGTTTTTCAACCATGAATCGTAATAGAGGTAGGGTGTAATTGACAATAGTAAGGCCATAAATATGGGGAAAGGCTTTAGTGGAATCAGAAATTACTCCGTAGGCTCGTTGTACACAAATATGTTTCATACATTGGCTATGAATAGGTTCATCATTGCAAGTATGACCCGCTGTATCTTTTTTCCAAAATTTTATTTTTTTATTAATTTCTTCTAAAGTCCAGGGGGTTTGAAAATATTTATTGGCTTCATTAACTTTATCAGGCCAGCTATCTTTATATTTTTTCTTAGCAAAGACCATGTAGTTATACATAAATCGATCTCTTCCAT